ATCCCGGACCCGAATCCGGTCTGCAGCATCCGGAGCGCCTCGTCGCGGGCGACAACCTCGCCGGCGGCGATCTCGATGCCGGCCTGGGCGGCGCCCGAGTTGAACACGTCGGCTTCCTTGAGTCGCCGATACGTGTCGTTTTCGAACAGGGACTTCACGGCGCCGGCCCATCCGGGGGCCCGGGCGGGGCGGGTCGGGGTGGAGTCGAACCGGCCGAGGAGGCGCTCGCGGCGCTGCCGGAGAACGGACGCCTGCTCACGCAGTTCGTCCGCGGCCCGGTACGCGGCGTCCACCCGCTCGAAGGCCTCGGCGTCGCGCAGCGGGTCGATGCCCTCCGCACGCATCTCCTCCACCATCTTGTCCGCCGCCTGGTGGGCGACGTCCGCCTCTGCGTCGAGGCGGCGGATTTCCTCGTTCACTTGCCGGAGCTCGGACTCCAGCGCTGCGGGAGCGGTCATTGCTCCTCCTTTCCTGTCTCGCCGCCCGCGAGGGCGGGCACCTTCGAGTCGTCGCCCGAGGGGGCGAACATCTCTCTGACCTTCGGCCGGCTCAAGAGCCGGAGCCACTCGGCCGCCGGGGTCTCGGTTTCCGGCGCGGCGCCGGGCCCGTCAGCGGCATCCGCGGTGGGGGCGTCGACTGTGACGTCCCACTCGGCGGGCTCGACGGGTTCCCCGCGGCTGCCGAGGAGGCTTCGGCCGCGCCGGATACCGGCGGCGGCGTCAGCGACGACTTGATCCAAGGTGGCGACCCGGTCGGCCATGCCCATGCGGACTGCGGCGTGGGCGAGGACCATGCGACCTTGACCGAACCCGTCGCGGACGTCCTGTGGGGGCACCCGCCGGCCCTCGGCGACGGCGTCGACGAACATGGAGTAGTAGGCGTCGACGTCGGCCTGGATAGCGGCACGGGCCTCGTCGTCGAGCGGCCCGAACGGGTTGCCTTCCACCTTGTACTTCCCGGCCGATATCAGCGTGGTCCGCACCCCGAGGTTGGCGTCGTGGACGGACCAGTCCTCATGCGCGGCCCACACCCCGATCGACCCGACCGCCCCGGAAGGGGTGACGACGAGTTCGTCCGCTTGGGTGGCGAGCCAGTACGCCGCGGACGCCGCCTCGGTGTTGGCCACAGCGACGGTCGGGGTCTTGAGACCGCGGATCAGCTCGGCGGTTTCGGGGACGAGCTCGACGGAGCCGCCGGGGGAGTCGACGTCGATGACGATCTGGGAGATCTGGTCGTCGGCGTCGAGCTTCCGCAGGGTCGCAGCGAACGTGGATAGGGAAGTCGCCCCGGACAGCTCAGTGAACAGGTTCGCTTTCGGGAAGATCGGCCCGTACAGCGGCACGACAGCGACGGAGCCCCGGGTGCGGCCACCGGCCCGTTCGCCGTTCTGTGCCCGGGCGGCCTCAAGACGCTCGACGAGCTCCTCGTCGGTGTACTTGCCGCCGGCGGCGCGGAAACGGACGACATCCAGGATGGCGCCGAGGGCGTCGGGGCGGATCGCCCAGGGGGTGTTGAGGGCGTAGGCGATGATCCGTTCGTAGTTCACAGAGTGGCCTCCTCTGGCTCGTGCTGGCCGTTCGGGTTCAGGGACGCCTCGGCGAGCCGCCGGCCGTACGCGCGGGCGGCTTCCTGCATGAACGCTGACCCCTCACGGAACGCTGAAAGGGGCATGGATCCGGAGTCGACCCACGGCACGTCGGANGCGCCGCGGATACCGAGAGGCGGGAGGTTCTCTTGGCGGCGCTGCTCGTCGATCGACTCGACATGCCGCATGTTCTTATGGACCTCGGCGCGGGCTTCGAGGTCGGGACGGAGCTGCTCGGCGAGGAGGAACTCGGCGAACAGNNNCCGCCATGACGGGACCGGGAGGATGAGCTGCGCCATCAGCTCCGACTCCATCTCGGTTGCCAGCGGGCCCACCGATTCGCGGACGTACTGGGAGCGGAGCTCCTTGACGTTGGCCATGATCGCCCGGTCCAGGATCCCGAGCACCGGCGGCGGCACCGAGTAGATCGCGGCGACCTCTTCGCGGGAGAGGCGGATCAGTTCGACGACTTCGGAGTGTTCCGGCGACTCTGAAGTCTGCTGCCACTTCCCGGACGTGACGAGGATCTTGCCGGCGTTCTCCGGGGAGGTGTGGACTTCCTCGATCATCTTGCGGATCTCCCGCGCCTTGTCGGCGGTGAGTTGACCTTCGACCTGGACGTGGCCGGAGGGGCGGGCCGAGTTCTCGAAGAACGCTTTGAGGTGGCGGACGACCGCCTCGTACAGGGCGATGGTGTGCTGCGCCGACTCGAGCGGTGACGGCGCTACCGGGTTCTCCGGGTCGACGCCGCGGCCGAAGTGGATCACGTCGTCGGGGCCGACCCGCCGGATCTGCCCGTATGGGCTGCTGCCACGGCGGATGTCGTAGTAGAGCGGCAGGCCGTCGGAGCCCTCCTCGACCCAGGCGACGTTCCTCCATCGGATCCGCCGCAAGCCGGCGATGCCGTCCGAGGTGGACCCGTCGCGGAGCTTCTCGGCGAGGGCGTTGCCGTAGACGAGCCGGTCGATCATCAGCCCGTTCCAGAAGGCGAACCGGGACAGGCCGACCGGGTTCTGGAGGACGTGGTCGAGTCGGGCCGCCATGGACCGCGGGCCGGGGGTCGGGACGTCGGACCGGACCCGCACCCTCTCCCCGGCGTCGTCCAAGGCGAGGGTGTGGAGGGGGAGACGGGCAACATCTCGGGCGAGCTTGGTCACCGCCGAGTACACCCAGGGGTTCGTGAGGAATATCCCTCGATAAGTGGCGTATCGTGGGAGACCCCGGGAACCTACGAGGGGGATCGTGCCGATAACCGGGGCGGATCCTTTGAGGTCGCCGCCGGTCTTGGCGGCTCCGAAGCGAGATCCGAGGTAAAGGCCGCCAGCGGACAGGCCGCCGCCGGCGATGAAGGCGAGCAACAGCTCGAGCATCGGAACCTCCTAGACGACGATCGCCACGAGATCGTCCTCGGGGGCGGACAGGAGATGCCAGCCAACACCGAGCGTCACGGCGACCAGGGGCGAAATGTCGGCGGTGGCCGACTTCCGGGACCACGCCCAGCCGTCCCCGACCGGCCGCTTGATAGCGCCTTCCGCCGCGGCGTTGAGCTTCTGATGGGGCCGGATGGTGAGGCGCCGGTCCGCGAGCCGTTCCATGAACGCCGCCGCCGAGTAGATGACCTCGCGGGTGTTGAACTTGGCCACCGTCACACCTCGCTGCTCCAGCTGGGAGGCGAGGTAGCCGAGGGGGCCGCCGACGTCGAGGACGACATCGGCTTGCCAGCGGTAATGCAGCGCTTCGAGCCGGTCGAGGACCCAGCCGGTGCCGTCCCGATTGTCCACGAGCTCGCAAGTGAGCTCATGGTCGACGACGGCGATCGACGCCGACGACTGGTCGGCTGAGGCGTCGGCCGCGATGACGAGCCGGCCGGTCGGGGCGGCGTCCGGGTTGCAGACCTCGAGCCACATGGCCTCTGGGATCACTCGTGCACCGCCCGTTCGTGTCGTCACGTTCCCCCATGCCCGCTTGAACTCGGAGAGGTCCCCGTCTTCGCCGCGCATCTCCTCGAGTGCCGCCTGGACAGTCCGCTCGGTGATCGTGTACCCGAGGGCCGGCATGTTCGCCCACCAGGTACGGGGGTCCTCCGGGTCGTCGTCCTCGGCGAAGGCGAACTCCAGATAAGCGATACCTTCGGTGCGGCCTTCGGTCACCGCGGCTCTGCCCGCCGCCTGCTTGCGCAGGTAAAACGTGGATTTCTCGGTGCCGGCGGTGGACGCCAGGAGCTTCTGCGAGTCGTGGCGTGTCGCCATCGCCGGCCGGGCAGCCTGCTCTCTCCGGTCGTCGGTGTCCGCCCAGATCTCGTCCATGCAGACGAGGTCGACGGTGAGAGAGTGGCCGGACTCGGCCGCCGTCGACCAGATCGTCATGATGGCTCCGGTCTTGAAGTCGATGCCNGTGTCCTCTGCGGCGAAGCGGGGCCTCTTGACTAGGCGCCTGATCGTCGGGGAAGCGTNGATCATCGGCCAGTGCTCCTTGCGGAACTTCTGGCGGGCCATCGACCCGGACTGGCCGGAGTAGGCGATCGCTTGCGGCTTGCCGTCGTACGCCTGGTGAAGGAGGGCCCGGTGCAGTTCCTCGGATAGGACCCAAAGCGTCTTTCCCTGCTGGCGCATCACCGTAGCGAACGCCTCCGGGTACGCCGGCACCCAGATCCCAGTCTCCTCGTCCTGGACCATCTCGCCGACCACGAGCGCCCAATGCTGCTGCCACGGCATGAACGGCTGGCCGAGTGCCTCAGCGATCCTCGCCACTTCGTGGCCCCTCGTCGGGCGCGAGGGGGTCCGCGGTGTCATGTACTTCGGTTCAGCCGTTCCGTAGCCGCTCGATGGCTTCCTGGATTGGATCAGAGTCACCATCCGCAACTGCCTCCCGAAGCGACTTCAACGCGAGCCGGTACTCCCGCCACGCTTTCTCGTCGAAGGCGCCCCGGGCAAGCACCTCGTCGACCTGGTCGGCGAGATGTCGGCAGGCTTGCACTTCTGCGGCGTGCTCTGGACCGGTGGCCAGAGCTCTGATTGCCTCCTCGAGGGCTTGCCGGTTCGGTCCGGGTGCGGGCCCCGAATCGGCGAGCTGGATGATCTCGGCGCGGGTCATCTTGTCGGTGACGGTGTGGCCCAGTTGGCGGGCGTACTCCGCCCATGCCGCTTTCGACGAGCCCTTCCCTGTTCGGGGTGGCGGTTCCGGGGAAGGCCCGGGCGGCCGGTTGGCGACCTCGATCCACGTCTCCGCCACGCGTCAGAACCTCCCGAAACGCCGAAAAAAAAGGGACAGATC